ATACTGCCAATAACCATCATCTTCTTTGGTTATTTTATCAGTATATTCATCACCTTCATATTCAATCCATCTCCAATCTTTTCCTTCAACACCTTCTGGTTCATCTGTTGGTAAGCCTTCTTGTGGTAAACCATAATGCCAGTTGCATGAACAACCAATATCTTCTGGTGAACCAATACAGTCATCACAGATAAACGGATTTGAACCGTCACCATAACCTGGCATGTATAACCAAACAGCTACATTACCACAATCGCATTTCTTTTTACCACGTTCTAGTATCATCTTTGAATAAGTTTTGATTATTAAGAACAAAATTATAGAAAACTTCTTGCAATCTTGTGTCTACCATGAAACCATTCACGTATACAACACCATTCAATATCTCAATTTCTTGACCAGCTGGTAATGGCATACCTTGGCCAACTTCAGCACTCTTTAACAATTTATAAACTCCGTTTTTTAACATACTATGGTTAATTTAAAGAACATTTCTCTTACTTTTGAAGAAATGTATTTATTTACTTCTTTTGGTTCAATTTGGTTTTCAACCATTGTATCCATTTCCTCTTTGATAACGTCATTTACAACCCATCTAATAACTTCACCCATTTTCTTAACATCAATAGGTTCTTGGTTAGGGAAAACGTTTTCTAACGCTTGTTTAAAACGACTTTCAGTTACAGCATAATCAACAAACTTTTGAATACCTTCCAATTTCTCAACATTAACAGCTGCAAGTGTTTTAACTTTAGAACTAGAGTGTTTTTCACCTTTCACTTTGAATCTGTTAACAACCCCTTTAAATTCAGCACTCCATACAATACCTTCACCAATCCCAGAGAAACCAAATGCTTTAGCAACTGGACATTCTTCTTCAACTTTGATAGTTAATTCAGATAACTGATTTTGTACCAATTGTGGTATGTTAAAATCAATATCAATTGAATATGTAGGGTAATCATCAATATTGTAAATATTGTGCTCTGGTGCTCTTAAATAAGTGTAATCAACCCAATATGCTGGATTAGCTTTCAACTCTTCTTCAGTTTCAGTATGTGGTGTAATTTTAACACCAAAGATAAAGAAAGATTTAGGTAAATTGCAAACACCGACACCTTTTTGAATGTTCCCACCAGCCCATTCACCGTAAATAGTGATTGTGTTTTTATATGGGTCTGGCCAAGGGATTGTTTTATCCATAACTTGTGCAAATAATTCATAAAACGCTTCTTTATTTGATTCAACAAAGAATGCAAATCCAGCATTATCTTTTTCTGGTGTGATAATATTCTCACGAGATTGGGCCCACAATTCTTTAGCGTTATAAGACACAGCAGCGTTAGTACCATGAATTTTCACAGTACCTTTGAATGTAATAGTTGGTTTTGGTAATGTAGGGTCATAAATCGCCTCACCATTCTCATCCAAACCAACAAAATTGAAATGTCTGTTGACATTAGAAACAACTGTTCTAAATTGTTCAATAGACGGAAACTTAATCATTTTTTTCATGTTATCCTCTGTATTTTTTAATTCTATAATTTAACGATTCGTTTATGTCGTTTTTAGTATTTATTTCACTAACGGTAATTGGTGTTCTCTCAGCTATTTTTTCCAAAGCATCTAAACGTTCCATACCGTCTTTTCTAGCTTCATCTTCTCTCTTATAATCTGGAGAAACGTCCCATTTAACATCGAACCCTTTATCTCTTAAAACATCCACAATTTCTTGTGCGATTGTTGTTTTACCAGTCCCTATTGGACCCATAATTTTTATTTCTATTTTCTTTTCCATGACTTTAAAAATTATATGTTATAGATGGACTTACATAATTAACACCATCCCAATTACTATATGATACACCATAACTAAAATCACCTTGTGTTATTGATGTTCCAAAACCGTATTCTATAAACATATGTGAACTTTTGAAATAACCACCATAACCTAAAATTAAATTACCAGTTAATATACCCATTGGGAATGATGGTGATACTTTCAATTCATAAAAATACTTATCAAAACTATCACTACTAGAACCCAATCCTTTTAACGTACCACGTCCTAATACAGCACCAACACCCACATTTTTATGGACAATACCAAATTCAACTGAATTGTAGGCATCAACTAAAAAATTATTACCGTTTGTTAGTGATATACCAGCAGAAATATATTTGCTAATTTCACATTTTGTTGAATCTTGTGCGAAAGAACCAATTGTCCACATGCACATTACTAATACTATTATTTTTTTCATTATTCTTATTTTTAAACTGTTAAACCTATTGCTGCATTTTGTATTTCGATACACTCGTCAAGTGAGTTAGCCTCTGATTTGTCATCTCTAAAGTGTTTAAACGCTGGATATAACAATGAATAAGCACCAGTGTGGTCAAAAGATAACCCAGAACACTTAACTTCGATGATAGTACCTAACAAATTATCTTGATTCTCCGTAATTTCAGCCATCAAAGACTCTGTTAACCCTTGTGGTCTTGTTTTTAACTTACCACATGATGTCTCAGCATTGAATGAACTGATTACATTTTCATTTTTTGTACCTTTTGTACCATAATTAAAACCAGTGATAACTAAATCCAACGCCAATTCCAACTTCATTTTGATTTGATGTGTTGGTTTCCCATCTTTCCACTCACCATCATATGCTTTTAAGATAGTTCCTTCCTCTCCACGACCCAAAATCTCTTGGAAATGTGTCATTGCTTCTTCATATGACTCAACAACTTTACCTTCAACGATAGATATACGTGTTACATCAATAGATTTCAACACTCTATTCAATTCAATCGCACGTTTACTATATGGTACAGTGGATTTAGCATCAAAATATTCGTCAACAGTGATTCTATCCCATACTGTATAACGTATTTTAGATAATGCTTCATCAAAATCACCATGTTTTTCAGTAAACGCTGCTAATTTCTTTTCATTTTCCTTGTCTGTACGACTATCTTTCTTACCACAGATGTCAATTATAGATGCAATGATACCATTAGACTCATAACGTGGTATACCATCCATAGTTAACTCACCATTTAGTACACAATCATCAAGTTGTGCAAGTTCTTCAGCAAATTTAGCACCAGTTACAATAGTAGGTTCACCTTGTCTTGATTCTAATTCTACTTCACCACCTCTAATAACAGCGTTGCAGTAACGACCATCCATTTTTACTTGCGATATACCTTTACCACCTTTTTCAAAAATCTTACGTGCTTTCTTTTCATCAAAAGATACAGCACCCATGTATGGTGTTTCTTCAATCAACCCTTTAAACACTTTGTTTATAAAAGTTGTACCCATACCAATCTTACAATCTTTATCTATAATACGTTCAATAATGTAAGCATCATCAGCTGATACGTTTTCTAACCAAATAGTTAGTTTATCAATAGCTAATTGACCAGTGATTTCACGGTTTGCAATCTGCATCAACATACCCAACGCTTGTTCTAGTGTCCAATCAACTTGGTTGTGAGTGTATTCTGGTACACGTTTGATATAAAACTTAACTCGTTTAGAGTTAGCCATATATAATACTCTTCTTAGTAACTCATTGTCTGAGTATTTTTTAAGGATATCAATCTTAGCGTTGTTACCACTTGTTGATGCAATCTCGTCAAAAATTTCTTTAATTTTCATGTTTTTATAATTTGATAATACAAATGTACAAAATTAAATTGAATCCACCAAATTTAATTTCAATATTTTTTCATTTTATATATATTTTTCTCTTCCTTCTGCATGTGTATCACACAGTGTTTTAATCCAATTCCCTTTTCTAACACTACCTTCTTCACCACACTTCTCACATGTTTTATAAGATAACCTTTCGTATTTCAAAATTACCTCTTGCATCTCAGTAGTAGAGTTTTTAATGTAGAAATTAAGCCCACCAAACTTCTCTTTTGATAAAACCATATGTCTATTCCACCCCATGACTAATAGTTCGTCTATAAGGTTCTTTAGCAACCCAAACCAACCCTCACCTACACCAAACATGTTAGGGTTGGTAAGGTTTACTTCTTTCCAGTTATAAACCCCACCAATTTCAATAAGATATTGTTCAAATTCTTCTTTACCCATGTTACAACATTTTATATAACGTTTTATCGTCATAGTTAAACATATATTCTTCTATACTGTTTATTTTATATTGAGCTAACCCAAAATACAACCCAGTAAACATTTTCAAATTGTTTTGTTCACAAACATCAAAAACAGCAGCTGCAAATTTTTTTTGCTCTTCTTTTGTGATGTTTTTTGGTTTAAAGTCTTGCAAGACATTCCATACAACATTTAATTTTATAACTAATAAATCATATGCTTCTTTAAGACGATACAATTCTTCTGTTCTTTCTGGGAAAGTAGCAGCAAACTCTTCTATCTCGTTAGTTTTAACGATAGTCAATATGTTGTGTTCAGCAGTTTTACCTTTCAAGTGGTGTACCGCAACATACGCTGGGTTTTTCACTTTAACACGGTTGTCGTTACCATCACGTACAACATATCCTTCTTCAGACCATGGCATATTCTCAAATGTTTTCAACAAGTGACCAACATTCGATGCGTTGATATCAAAAGATTTAACCAATGGCACACCCAATGATATTGCAACCATTTGTAAGTCTTTCCCAGACAACTCAACAAGTGTTTCTCTATTTCTAACAGTCAACAATGTCGCTGATGATTCACCATGTGGTTTTACCACTATGTTGTATGGTGTAGTTAACTCAAATACATAGATATAATCTTTATTCAACAAACATTCGTTGAATATGTATTTGTTGTTTAATGTATCCCAAAACAAATCGTTAAAAGTAGTACCATTTTTGTTGTTCACTTCACCCTCACCATTTGCTGTACCAGTAGTACCAGCATACCATGTCATATCGTGCCAATCATAATACACTTGTATCATAGTACCATCCAATTTTTCAAGTACTTTTGCTGTATTCCAATCTATTTTAACAGCGTTACCTTCTTCAGCATTGAAGAATTTTCTGAACGCCAATGACATTACTTTCCAAGTACCTTTTTCAAGGATGATTCCACGACAGTCTTGCATCTCTGGCAAACCCATAAGAGTTGGAGACACTAATTGGTCATACTTCAAAAGTATTTTGTGTTCATACTCTCTAGTTTTTAAACTAAAGTCTTTTACAGTTTTTTCCAACCCGTGTTTCAATAAGTATTCTTGTATTTTTAACATAAAACTATTTTTGATACAACAAAGGTAGTAATTAAAAATGAAATAACAAAATAAAACTTAATTTATTTTGTTATTATTTTCATCTTCGTTGTCTTTTTTTAAATCGTTGATTCTTTTGATGTAGTCATCATATGTGCTAGTTTCACTTACTTTTTTGATAAGGTCAGTAAATGCACCACCTTCAGCTTCTAACCCATCTAAAATTGTTCTAGCTGAGAACATTGAACATAAATCGGAGAATTTGTTAATATCATCATCTTCACCCAATAGTAACCCACTAATAAAAACATGTATAGTACCAATTTGTGACACAGAGATATCATTACTTTCTCTACCTTCCTCGATGAGTGATTGACCCATCTTCATAAATTTTGCACTTAAATCTAAGCGTCTATTTGTATTTTTCATAAAACTATTTTAAACAAAGTTACATAAACTTTTCCTTACTTGCAATAATAACTAGAATCAATTCTGATAGTCACACCATATTTTCTAGACAACGCATCAAATCTAGCATCTAACTTCTTATCAAAACCAAAACTTTCTTCCAACTCACCTTTTTCATCAACGAAATAAACAATGTATGAATTATCATTCCATGATTTTCTA